CAGCCACACCTATGAGCCCACCGAATCAGCCTGTTGTGCGCACGAATGCGTTCAGCCAGGTTTTTCCGGGGCGGCTTCTTTTGGTAAGCTGGAGTCACGTCGATGCTATCGAAGAAGTGTTTTCCACACGACTCGAAGAAACGGCCATCAACGAATGACTTCGTTGAGTTGATGCGAAACCCGAACAGGGCTAGCACATCGATGCATTCGGCCGCGTAAGATTGCGGCACTATCATGTCATCGCCGTAGACAGAAACCATTCTGGAACCATTGCACGTGACGTGCAAAATCGAGTAGAAGATTAAACTTTCCAGCTCGAAGGTGAACGCATTGCCCATCGACGAGAACATCTCGTTTTTATGAGACGACCCGTCCGGGAGCAACGTGTTCCGACTCCTCAAGTCATTGAGGAACTCGTACCAGTCCGGTGGCAGAAGAAGTTCGACCAGAGCTTTTGAGACAGAATTCGACGCGTGCTCGGCATCTAATGTAGCAAGCTTTTCAGCCTGCGCGATCGACGCTAAGTATTGGTTTCGACCTTGGTCTCTAAGGTTAACTCCGATCTTGGCTAGCCTCTCTCTCATATAGGAGTGAACACCTTGCTGCAGAAACCCATTTAGCACGGGCTCCTTGGCAATAGTGCGATCTCCAGAAAGAGACTTTGGTACAGTATCAAACTTGTTATAGTCGATCACCGAAAAGCAACTCGGCAAAAGACACAACGGACCCTCCACTTCTGCTTTGCATATAGCATTGCACCAGAGTGGATCCGTCTCTACGACAAGCCTGGCCCACCCAAGGGCGGCCGGCGATACCGAGAGCGGTAAAGTTGTTAATTTTAGATCGACGCGTGCCCGCCGCCGTGACAACGTGGCGGTTGCGCCGTTCCCGAAGCGACACCTGTCCAAGATCTGACCGATGTTCAAAGGACCCAGAATGGATGCTATTTTACGCTGAATTCCATGAATTAAAAACTCAGCGCGCGGAGTTCCTCCGCAAGCATTCCAACTCCGGATCCTCTGGTTAGTCAAACGATTGAACTGCTCATCAGCAATGAAGCCGATAAGTGCTTTTTCCTTCAAATCGATGCCCTCGAGGTTCACTTGAGCTTTAGAAGCCCAGCTAGCCACGAGATAGTCTTTTGCAAAGGAGTCGGCGGTATCGTACCTTGCCGGTTCGATAGCTGGAGCGGAAGTGTAGTTTCTGTACTTCCACCGTAACCATCTACTAAGCGAGAAAGGAGTGTTAACGTTCTTGCATAAGGCGAAGAAAAC